GATGCGTTGTCCACTGGGGATGTGGCCCATCTGCGGGTGCCCGAGCTCGGCGCCGTCGCCAGCTGGGTGGATTGGATTTCTCCAATCGGCAGAGGAGTTGGGCCGGAAATGTAACGGCCAAATACTGCCTCGCTGCGGCTCATCAGATTAAAACTGATTTTGGTAAGGCCAGCGTTGCTGGCATTGGGATCGTTGTATCCCCTAAATACGCCGTTAAATCCGGCATAATCATAAACAAAATCACCGCTTGTACCTTGAGCGCGGCCCATTTCCTTGAGGAATTCAATATAAACCTCAGAATCTTTGTCGTGGCGTGACCGTTCAATTATGGCAAAGTCTTCGGCGTAGTCGCCCTGGAATACTGGCGCCGAAGCTGCTGAGACTTCGATGTTGCGCATAAAAAATACCTCACCTGAACCGGTGACTCTTGAGCCTACTGTCACAGAATCTACCCAGCCATTATCGCCAAATAGGTTGAACTCTTCTTCTCTGTCGTCAATTTGGAAGGAAAGTTTAGTGACACCTGGCATATTGACGTAGCCCTGTCCCGTAGGCAGGGTTGGCAGGGTGATCAAGCCTGCGCTATCCCTGGTTGCATATAAGCGATTGGGCAGGGTTAAGGGAACCACCCGTACCAGACTGCGGGTTGCTTTGTGGATGCTGGCGCCGATTGCAATTTCAGACATTGTGGGGGAGGGATCTAAGTGAGTTGAATTGGTTGAATAGTAACGACATCCGGCAGCTCCACATTCAGCTGCTCGTAGGTGTCGTCGGTGGCAGGACGGGGGCGCCGTAGCGCATCCGGGAAGGCCCGGAGGATCAACAGGTCGATTTCATCCAGGGTTTGGGTCGAGTCGTAACACACAAATGTCAACGACCAGATGCGGTTGGCGATGATCGTGCCGATGCCGCCGAGCGGCTGCCGAACGGGCCGGCCCTGCAGAACGGCCTCGATGCCGCGGATCCGCCAATCCGGTGGCACCCGATGCTGACCCTTACCGCCGCCGGTGATCCAAAAGGCCGGCTTGGTCGCCCCAGAGGGCAGGATGTAGACGCCCAGCTGGGCGCCGAAGAGATCCAGCAGCTGCTCTCGGATCTGGAGCAGGTTGGCGCCACGTTCGACCAGCTGGTCGCTCATGCCACCTCCTCAGGCTCTTCCCCATCGCCCTGGCGCTGCATGGCCAAAGCAAAACGCCGCTCGAAGTACGTCTGCAGGGTGGTCCGGTCATACAGCACGGGCCGGGTCCAGGGCCGGGCCGGCATCGTCAGGGCCTGCCCGTTGCTGCCGGTGCGCTTGAACACCGCACCGTCATGCACGGGAGCCGCATAAGGAGCTGCCCACTCAAAACGAATCTCTATGCGGCTATCAACCGTTTCGGGCCCAACCACCCGTAGCGATTTAGCGAGGTTGCCGGTGTCCACGATGTCCCGGGGGGAGGGATCGGTGGGCCAGTTCCATTTGTCCTCCCGGATTTCGGCCGTAAAACGCCGGGCCAGGAAGGCCGCAAAATCGGCGAAGGTCTCATCGAGGGCACCATTAATCCGCAGGTCGACCATTGGCATCAGGGGCTGCCTCCCACGATGGTGAATTTGCCCTGGATCGCTTGGCGGATGGCAGGCAGGGCCACCCGATTGATGCCGATGTCCGGCCGCAGCTCAAAGGTGCCGCTGTAGCCATTGATGGTGGCCTCTGCCTGGGAGCCACTGGTGAGCCGTGGATCCAGGGTGGGGGGCTCCAGCAGCCGGCCCGAGCAGTTGTAGTCGGTCATGTCGATCCCCGGCTGGCCCTTCCAGTCGGGCCGTGCGATGCGCAGCGCTGCGGTGTAGGTGAGCGTTTCCGGCCGGGGCACCGGATTGCCCGTCTCCGGGTCGTCCACCGTGGCCAGGCCGCTCACCGCAAATGTCAGGACAGCATTGGCGTGGGTGCCGTAGTTCGAATTCGGCAGCGACGGAATGGACATCAGAAAACCATCCCCACGGTGGGCAGCGTGGAGCGCAGTGCTTCGTATTGCTGGCCGTAGAAGGTGGCGTTCACCCCTGTGCCAGAGATGCCCGTGACGGCCTGGCCGACCATGGCGCCGATCTCGCGGTTGCGCAGATCAAGCAGATGGGCTGCGTAGTAGCCCACACCGCTGTCGTGCAGGTCGCCCCAAACTTCCGCAGCACACAGTTTTCCCGACACCAGCAGGGCATCTTCAATCACCGGCACCGGGTGAATGACCAGATCCGGGAATCTCTCCAGGAATGCCTCCAGGGTCGGGACCGCCATGATCAGCTCTTCCCGTCCTTGAGCTGCTTGAGCTTGTTGGCGATGTTGTTGCGCACCGTCGTGCGCTCTTCCATGGCCAGCCAGCCTTCCAGCTGCTTGGCATCACGCGACACATGCACCAGGCGCAGTGCCGTGGCCTGGTCGCACGTTTTGATCAGCGTGACGCCAAAGGCGGGGGTGTCGTTGACGGTCGGGCCGCCCAGGTCGATCTCTTCAATCGCCCGCTGACCCAACAATTCTTGGACGCTGGAGCGCTCCTTGGCCTTTTCCCACAGCCCAGGATCGATGTCGAAATTCAGCCCGGGTTTGAGGATAAGGCGCTCTTCTTGGCCCACCCAACAGACGACAAAGTCGCCAGCGGGGATCGCAGCCGTTTGCGCCTCGATCACCTCAGGGGTGTAGGCAATGGCAAGACGGCGGTGGGCCGGGGCCCCAGCCTCCACAGCAGCGGCAGGGGCTGCGGAGGCTGGAGCGGCGGGCATGGCAGGGTCCGGCGCCTTATCGGAATCAACCTCAGGCTTGGCAGAAGCTGGAGCGGGAGCAGTTGCAGTAGCAGCCATAAAACGGGAGGTAATTGGGTATGTGAGCCTGAATTAAGCTGATCAGCCTTTATCGATGTAGGTAATCGATTTGGGGAAGAAAGCAGCAACGCCGGCAAATTTGGCTTCAGCTGGCACCTTGAAGGCCAGATTTACGGGCTGGGGCGGCAAGAACTTAAGAGCCATGGAAATCATGAATTTCACTTTTTCTTCGGAAAATTTGTATAGCACCATCCGCTTGGCGCTGAGATTGCCGAACGATTTGTTTGGGTCCAACTCGTTGATTGCCATAACCCGCTTGATTTGCGGGTTACATTTCAAGAAAAAGTCAAGGACGGTCATGGAATCGTTCGTCCCCATCTTGGTGGTAGCCACCTTGCGATGGTCGGTATAAGGCAACAGCAGGGAATCTGCGGCTTCCACCTGGTTCGACACGTTGCCTTGATATGTTATTCCTTCATTTAAGATCGCAACCATTTGATCAGGGGTGATGTTTGCGGCATCAAACCAGCCATCGGTGGCACTGCCGGTGATCACCAGCCTGTCTACGGCTGGATGGTTAAAGAACCCTTTAAGACCGGTGCCGGCTTGTCCAAAAAGGGCAACTCGATTGGCACGCTCTTCATACGCCGATCGAGCGGCATCAGCTTTACGCTGATCCAAGCTAATACCAGCAAATTGAGCCTTCCGGATCTCTTCGGTAGTGTACCTAAAAGAAGTGCCATACTGGCGGATCTGGTTAGTTACTTCACCTCGTTTAACATCTGAGGTGGGCAGATCATCACCGCTGTCGCTGATGAGATCCATCTCACCGACACGATCCCATAGATCGTAAGTATAAGTTTCCGCTCCTTCCGGAACCTCAAAGCTGACAGGCAAGATTTTGCTATAAACAATCTCGGGGTATTCTTTTTCATAGGCTTTAGCAAGTTTGTGCCGCAGTTCTTGTTGCAGAAAAGCTCCAGCTGCTGCCTGGGCGTCGTTGCGAATGGCCATGGTGATGATTGGCGAGGTTTGGGCTTGAACGGTGATCAGTCGGCAGTGAAACTCATTGCCGCTGGGGTGTTGATTTCCAGGAGCAGGACGGTCCCTACGGCGCCGGCCTTGCGAATCGCCCAGTTACCAGGGGTCAGGAGCAGCGAATTGCCAGCGGATGCTGTCTTGCCCCACTTGCCGGCATTTGGCCCTGTTTTGAAGTACCGCAGGTTGTCGGTCAGTGCTACGGCTTCAATCACCTCCAGGTAGATGGGCCCGCGGGTGAGGATGTTGACGGCGGCACCAATCGGGATGCCATCGGCGTAGGCACCGGAGGGGCCATCGCGTTCGGCTACTGCAGTCCGGGCAGTGAGCCCCAAGATGGCGCCGGCGGCCGCGAGGGGAATACAGCTGTTGTTGAGAAGTCCAGAGCCGTTCAGCCTCACCGGAATCCCAAACGGGATCCGAGCTGCAGTTTCATTGGCCCCCGTACGAATCGTCGCCTCAGTTAGGTCGGCGATTTGGCCCGGGAGGCCGCGATCGGCAGCCAGAGGGTACGCAATCTGGGCCCCGTCATCAACGGAGCTTGCATTTGGAGTAACGATCAAGGCCATGGTCAGTTAGCGAGAGGACAGATAACTAAAGATGTGTCAGTTGCTGGCCAACGGTTGTCGAGAAGCACTTTCAAGCCGTTGTTTATATCCTTCGCGGGGATCAGAAGTGGTCTCTCCCGAAGTTTTGCCAAGCAGGAGCTCCAGAGCGGATGAGTGGTCCAGGCGGTTGGGGCTGGTGTTGGCATCGCAGTAGGTGTCGAATGCCGCGGCCACGTATTCGTCGGTTTTACTATCGAAGCGCTCGATCGCCACACCCGATTTCTGCATTGCTTCCAGTTGCAGTTGTCGCGGCGATAGGCCGGAATGGTCGATTCGTTCACCGGCCAATTCATTGGCCCGCTCCAGCAGCTCCAGCTTTTCGGTGACCAGCGCATCGAGATCGATCTCGCTGGAATCGAGCCTGGTGTCCAGATCTGCTTCCAGTTCGGCGAGCCGTTCGCTGATCGCATCCATCCGGCCGAGATCCGTCTGGTGTGCTCGCTCGCTGTCAGCCAGCGCGTTCACCACCCGCTCGTATTCCTGCCGTGACACCACGCTGTCACTACGGCGACGCCTGGCCATCGGTTTTTTGGGCTTTGGCATTTCGTCGGGTTCCATGCCCTCCTCTTCAGAGGTTTCCTCGGGGTCGCCGTCGGGGGCATCTTCAGGATCCATATCCATCGCCATTTCCTGCATGGGCATGGAGCGTTTCTTGCCATCCGAGCGGCTGTGGCCCGCCAGGGCGGTGGCCAAGGTCGCGGTGGCGCTGGACAGTGCTGCAACAGCCGTGGTCATTTCATGGGCCTCCAAGGGGGGGGGTGATGGCGGAGAGGGGGGTGGTGGATCGATCGAG